ATTGCAACTTTTCGATCTCGATCGGTTGCGGAAGCTTGTTGGAGCCCCCTTTTTGCTTAGGGGCCCACAGCTTCGCATTCTTCTTGATCGCATTCGCGACTCTCATCCCGGTTCCCTTCTGCGGCTCCTGGAGCAAGTCAGTCATGTCGATACTGCTGTCAAACAGCAGATCGACACACTTCTTGCCCATGAGTTCCGTAAAGAGATCCGTCCCCTCACCCTTCTCTCTTGTGAAGCCTGGCTTCGGCAATGATTCTTCTGCCAATTTCCAGGTTTGCCAGGAGACTTCCTGATGCGCAAGTGAGATGGGCCGTTCCTTCTTCCAGCTGTAGAGAATCCTCTGTGCTATCCTTAGATCAAGCACTGACGGTTCTCCCCAGCTGCCGGAAGGCAGCCCGACTCCTCCTAGCCACTCTGGTATGTACCAGGGCAGCCTCATCGTATCAAGAAGCTTCTTGTGTGTCTTCACGAACAGACGCATTGCTGAGTGTTGTAGTTCCAGTGGACTGAGTCTTATGAGCTCTCTCGCTCGAGCTCCCAAATTGTTTCTTGGGTCATCCTGGTCGTTGAGACCGATGGTTCCTTGGCTTCTTTTGAGGCCATTGACCAGACCGAAGTTAACATACTTGGTGAGTTTCAGACTCGTCATTCGCATGATCTTTGCACCTTCCTTTCCTGTGCACTCGATCTCGAAAGGCTCCTTAGTACGGACGAAAGAGGTTGAGTTGATGTCGACAAACTCCCTGCTTACGTACGTCTTTCCGAGACTTTCTTTGAGGCCGATGAACGCTGAAATTTTTTTCCAGTGTTCGTAGACCGTGCGCCTGGACCTTATTGCGACATCGTCACCGTTGATTAGCATCTTGGTGTCCCTGAGACTGTACTTCCTTCTCTCGGCCATCTCGACTGCCCAACGGCTTCCCGTCGCATTAAGGATACAGAGGATTGGAAATGATGTGATCGAACCCATTAGCTGGCCTTGCGTCTGCGGCTTGTGTCCTGCGAAGATGTGTTGAGTCAATGACTCGGTGAACATTCTTTGTTCCACCCGGTATAGATTCAACTCATTTCCCACGACAGCCGCCGCATGATTTGATGCCCAGCTTTTGATGTTGTCAGTCGCCGCTTCGTAGTCACCGCTGAGATAGACTTCATCATCTTCTAGCTTTTGGCCCAGCACGTTGAGGATTATTTCTTCCGTGACTGGTGTTCCAATGAGCTGGAAGGTCTTGAGTTTTCTAAGTACACTGTGCATCTTTTTCCACAGCGGTCTCAGAACTGTCTGTCTCAGTGGTGGCCCCTTAGTGATCACTCGGACCTTGAGTCCCTCGGCGAGCCCTACTGGTTCAACATCCAGTGGCTCGTCCTTGGCTTTGACTAGTAATCTTAGCCAGAGGGTCTTGAAACTCTCCTCAAGTCCTCGAGTGTCTGCTTCGACTTTTGGAAGAAGATTTCCTTCTTCTTCCTGTTCGTCTTCCGTTTCCTCCTCTTTAACCTCATCACTCAGCAGTGTGCCTAACGGCCGGCTCACTCTCTCTTTTCCACTTCTTTCATCAGTTGTCTCATCTATCCCGACACTCATCTGCCCTCCGAATCTTCTGAGGCCGTGCAGGAGCTCCGGGTACGTATCTAGTATCGTACCCAGTGCTCCTCCACGTGCTCTCGAGTTGATGTAGTTGGCTGAGGTGCTTGGATAGAATGGCTTTATCCTGTCTGACACGGTGTAGGTCTGTCCCTTGAAGATCTCTCTAACTGTTCGTTCAATCTGTTTTTTTACAGTTTGTTCGCTTAGTATGAGATCTACTTCTTCGGGCAGGTCCTCCTCCACGTCGGCCCAGTCCAAAAGCCAAACTCC